CAAGAAGGACCAAATCCTTGCATTGGTGCCTGAGATTGCTCGCTACGTGTGCTTCCAACAAGAAGCTGGTGAAGGGACGGCGCACCATCATTTCCAAGGGATGATCGTCTTCAACACGGTGAAGAGTCTTCGTCAAGTCAAGAATGTTCTTCCTGGGTGCCACCTTGAGGTGATGAGGGGTACGGCTGAGCAAGCTATCGCCTACTGTACTAAGGATGATACGCGCATCTCCGGACCTTGGGAAGCTGGTGACAAGCCTAGTCAAGGTAAACGTTCTGACTTGGCTGCCGCAGCGGCGCTTGTTCGCGAGGGCAAGTCCATGAGGGAGATCGCTGATCAGTGTGAATCTACCGTCATCAGATATGCGAAAGGTCTCCAACAGTACCGGCTCCATTACGGTCTACCTCGGACCTGGGAAATGGAAGTTGAAGTCTACTGGGGAAGTACTGGAAGTGGAAAGACTCGAGCCGCTTTCGAGAAACTACCCTTGGCCTATTGGAAGGAAAAGGGTGAGTGGTGGGATGGGTACGACGGACACGACGACGTCATCATCGACGAATTCGCCCATGATGTACCCATCACCACCCTTCTCCGCTGGCTGGATCGATATCCCCTTCGAGTCCCTGTCAAAGGAGGGTTTTGCCAGTTCGTGGGGCGTCGAGTCATCCTCACTTCCAACATCAAGCCCGATGAGTGGTATCCAAACGCATTGGCCGAGCATCGAGCAGCTCTTAAGCGACGAATCACTAGAGTAGTTCATTTCAACGCACCGCTTATGAATGAAAATTAATATATTAACTTTGAGGTAAATCCTTGCGATCGAACAATTTAACAAAATAGGTAATCGTAATCAACACATTAACTGGATCCATGTCTCCTCCGGTCAACGACGAACATCCAACATGATAGTAATGCTGATCATCAGGATTACTTCCCATAAGCGCCTGTGTCTGATGCCTCTGTTCAGCCTGCATACTCCTCTGCGTATACGTTGACCTCAACTTTTTACTCCAGCCCGCCACCGACGTAAAAGTTTTATACGTGATCTGATTATTCTCAACCAGCTCCGACATCGTGCCACTGATACTGTTGTCATCATCCTGTTTAATAAAAGCAACTCCAGAGTACAATGGCGTATAATCTGGTACGCCCACCCTAGACTCGGGATGGACCGTAGGCATATATTGAGCCGTTACAGTGGACTTTACCACCTGGTAACGATTATATATATTAGCCCAAACATCACGCCCAAAAGGCTGATGACCAGAACTCGTATAATCAGGGTCAAACAAAGAGTTTGCCCTAAACGTATGATACGCAGGAGTACCAGCACCAGGATTCACTTGAACGACATCCACATAGCGCATCGTCGTATACATGACCGTAGGAAAACCATTCCTCTTCCAAACGATCGCCTTAGACCTCTTGCCCACCCGCCGCCCTTTGCGGCGAAGCGTACGCTTACGCCGAGTGATCCGTCTTCGTCCATAGCGCTTACGCATTCACACTGAATTTTGGAAATGACTGTGATCAGATGTTGATCAGAGGTGTGGGTAATACTGACCACACCTCTTCTGATCAGGCGCATCCCGTGCTTCGCTCGCTCCGCTCGCTCGCACGGGCGCGACCGCGCCCGCCTGGCGGCGTCCGCTTTCTCTTCTTAATCACCACCTAGAGGTGTCCACAGTGTAAACGTCGGGCGGGACCCCACCCGCCCGATGTGCGGGGCCGCAGGCGCCTGGTGTAGGCGGTAAAGAACGTTCCAGGAACTCGCTTCGCTCGTTCCTGTAACGTTCGTCCAATGGGAGTGCAGATCACTTGAAGCGGACACTGTGTGACAAGCAAGCGGGCCGTCCAATGGGAGTGCAGATCAGGGGGACGCCTGACACACGCCCACGGGGCTGTCAGTCCTCACAACTTTACTTCCATGCCTGCTGAGAGTCGCTCGCGCAACTGGGTCTTCACCGACAATCAACCTTCCGACACCAAGAAGGACCAAATCCTTGCATTGGTGCCTGAGATTGCTCGCTACGTGTGCTTCCAACAAGAAGCTGGTGAAGGGACGGCGCACCATCATTTCCAAGGGATGATCGTCTTCAACACGGTG